CCAGAGGTAAAATTATCAGCAAATACGTTTGCATAACGCACCGATGTTGTACCTAAGTCTCTTATTCCATCTGTATCGGGAACAGCGTTACCTGCAAAAGTTGTAGTGGCTTGAAGCTGAATTCCCCCTGTTCCATTTGGATTTATTACCACGTTTCCGTTGCTTGCGGAAACAATTTCCTGCCCATTAACATCTAAATTTCCTCCAAGCTGCGGAGTTAAATCCTCAACAATATTATTTAGAAATGTGGGCAGATTAAGCAGTCTTGAAAAATCAACAACAGAAGAGCCGGCGCCAGTACCGTTGGCATAAATAATAGAGGTAAAACCATTAGGAACTGTTGCATTTGTTCCGCTGCCTTGAGTAAAGATAGCATCTTCACCAGAAGCATTATGGACAAGATAAATTTTATCCTGATCATTGGGTAAAATAGTAATTGTATTAGTGCCGGAAGGAGAGCCTCCGAGTAACAGCAACTTATACTGACCGTCAGACACAGTTCCGTCTGAGGTTGTTAGGTTGTGTGTGGTTCCAAACAAAGAAATAGAACCAACACCATTCAAGGCTCTGTCGATAATATCAAAGTTTTTATTGGTCGTAGCTCCCCAAGTACCAGCTTGCTCTCCAGTACCGGGTTTTTCTATGCCTGTAGTATCTGTATATGTAGACGCCATTTACTTCACCTTATGCCGCTATGTTAGCCCAGTTAGCTACCTGATTAGGTATAATTTTACCCCATACGTTGGCTTGCCCTATTTGTCCAGTAGCGCTAACACCGGAACATACTACTACAGCACCCGCATCTATGGCAACAGTTCCTGTGGCTGGGGTCGCCTGTACTCCAGAGACAATAGCTGTAATACTTGGAATAACTGTTGGCGTACCAACGCTTGCTGTAGCTAGAAGACCAGAAAGGTTTAAATCTGCGTCGCCTATAGCATTTATAGTTCCTGCGGAGTTAGTAGCACTAACCCCAGAAACAGCAGCCGTAACACCACCGTCGATGCTCACGGATCCTAGCTGCGTTGTAGCGCTTTGACCTGCTAGAGTTGCGGATGTGCCAGCATCTACTTTAAAGTCAGCGTCTAGACTTGCAACAGCCTCTAAGCCGCTTACAATAGCGATGAATTGTGCTGCGGCAGTTACGTTTCCTACAGAGGCGGTTGCATTAACACCCGTAGCTACCGCTACTGCACCAGCAGATATAACTGGGGTTCCTAGTGTGAGCGAAGGAGAAAACCCCGACACACTTGCTACAGCAATTCCCCCACCAGAGTCACCAGCTATGGTTGCTTCTGCAATAGCGGCGTAACCTAAAGACATATTATGCCTCCAGTTCTGCTACACGAGCCTCTAATTCTTTGATTGCTTGAATCAAAAGAGGAACCAGTTTTTCATACTGAACAGTCAGGTATTTTTCATCAATAGGCGCTGGCTTAACCACTTCAGGCATTATTGCCTTAATCTCTTGAGCTATAACACCAACCTGTCTTTTATCGTCGTCATACCCAAGTTCTTTAGCTTTCTGGTTTTCAGTATAATAGTAACCGCCAATAGCTTTAATTTTTTCCAAAGCATCCGGAATGGGAGACTCAATAGTCTTCAAGCGAATATCTGAGTAATTTGATACTATGTCGCTAGTGGCTCTAATTTGACCAGCGGTGCCCGAGCCAGCGGTGTTTACACCTATGCTGTTAAATTGAACATTAGCTGAAGTAGCAACATCCTGACCAATTGCGACATCATTAGCGTTTACAGTAACCCCGGTGCCTGCACCTACAGCAAGAGATCCACTGGTTGTTACAGTACCAGTAAGCCCGTTTCCACCCGACACAGATGTTACTGTGCCATTGGTTGTTGAAAATCCAGAGTCGTTATTAAATCCAGAAAGATTAATATTTGCCTTTGTTAACTTTCGCTGAACATTGGACGCATCGATTACAGCAAAGAAATCCCCATCCGCATCCGTAGTGGATGTTGCTAGTTCGGATAAATCGACATCAACGGTCGGAGTTGCACCTTCGCCCGTGTTGTTCTGCAAATCTATAAGAGCACCAGCTACCAATGAGCTAACATAGTTTCCAGTAGTATCCGTTCCAAGAGCCACAGAATTGGCTGCGATAGTCGTGGTTACTGAGATATTTCCTGATCCATCTATACCTGTCGCAGAGCCGGTCACATCTCCAGATAGCGTTAGATCTCGTGCTGTCTGCCATGCTGTAGCTGTCCCAGCATTACCGTTAATAGCCGCTGTTATTGTTCCGGCAGAAAAGTTTCCAGAAGCATCACGAGCAACAATGGTGCTTGCGGTGTTTGCATTTGTGGCGTTTGATGTGACAGTAAAGGTAGAACCTTCTCCAGAAGCAGAGCCAGAAAGACCAACGCCGCTAACTGCGCCCGTTGCGATAAAATCGCCAGCCGTGTCTGTACCAAGATTTATTTCGTCCCAAACAGGAGCAGCAGAGTTTGCACCATCACCTGTTTGTTTTAAATACTTTCCGGTTGTTGTTGTATTTCCGGCTAGTTTCGCCAAAGTATTGGCGGCAGAAGAATAAAGCACATCACCAAGAGTATATGCATTATTACCGGTACCGCCGTTGGTCTCGTCAACTGTTCCTGTAAGAGAAATAGTCTGACCAGTTACGTCAATGTTTGTGCCACCAGTAAACTCTGGTGTTGCTGAAAACTGTGCAAACGTGATGTTCGTTGTACCAAATGTAATAGGCCCGGACACGTTGCAGACATAGGACTCACCTGCACCTGCGGTTCCCTCTTGAACATAAAAGTAAGAACCCTGATCTAACGCAGTAGCATCATTGTCGCCCGAAGTGTTGGTGTCTGAAGAGCGAGTAAGAACCCAATTAGTAGATACAGAACCAGTGTCTGTAACAACATAGACACCGTTTTGAGTTTGATCTGTTTGGTTGTAGACTAAAACACGGTCACTTGCATTAAGTGTAATACCATCAATGACAAGGGCTGCTTGTGCCCCTGCGTTTGTTAGGGTAGCGCCAACGCCAGCAGTTCCATTGTTATAAGTTGCGTTAAGATTGTTTTCTTCTTCAACCCGTACCGGAGGATGAATATGAATAGCTGCTGCTGTGGCTGTGTCAACATAACCTTTTGTTGCAACATCGAGAGCCGCAGTAGGCCCGGACGATACTGTGATTTTCCCGCTGACCGAAATATTATTGGACGAATCCGCATACACGGTTGCTGCAAATGGAACGGTTACAAAAGCAACTTTCACACCCGCTGAAAAGTTCACCAAGTTGTTTGAGTTAGATGAAGATAGCACTGTGTCTCGAGATAGAGTAGTGCCAGAAGAGGTGTATGTACCTATTCCAACTTCATACTCATTCAGTACAGTGTGCTGTATCGCATAGTACGTTGTGTTACCATCACCCACAGCAGCAAACGACTGAAAACCAGCTTGCGCTCCTGTAAGCGTAAGGGTTCCAGTGCCTGTTGTAGCAGTGGTTTCTTTTATTCTATCAGCAAGCACAAGGGCCATTGGTACGCTCCGTTATTTAAGCAATACGGATAATAGCGTTTGAAGCGTCCGCAACTGGAAACTGAATAGTGAACGTCCCTGTCGTTGATGTCTTATCAGCGCCAAAGTCTAAAACAGCAACAGATGCATTCGTGGCAGATGAATTGTAGATTAAAGCGCCACGAGCCGTAATTGTAGCTGTTGTAAAGCTTAGATCAGCAAAGTCTGTGAAAGCTGTTGTACCACTTGTTGTCGGTGTCACATTTGTTAGTGTGCCGCCGCCGGTGGTGTAAGATCCACTAGAGGCAATCTCACCCGTAGTAGAAAAAGCTGTTGTTGTTGCACCAAGGGTCGCTGTTGTTGAACCTTTACCGCCACCACTGATGGCGAATAGGGCAAGCTTAAAAACGTTGCCTGTACCGTTTGTAAAATCGTGTGTACCTGTTAAAAGCTGCGATTTAAAAGAGGTACACATTGCTTGAGTAATCGCCATCAAAGTCTCCTAATATATTCAGCAATGTCTGCATGACCAGCATTACGCAATGTCTGACAAATACTAGCACGTTCTTCCCGTTTAGCCAAGTCAATGTACGTTCTTACAACATTTTCTACCTTGTCGGCAAAAACCTGAGCCTGCTCCTTAATTGCTGGAGGGGCATCCTCTGAAACATACACAATTTTTCTACGAGCCATTTCAGCAAGCTGGTCGGAAGAAAGCCCACCATTGTCAGATGTAGCCACGTTAATACTTCCCAAAGACGCCCCAATATCAACTGTAAACATTATAGCTCCTTTTCTGCTACATAAGTAACACCTTCTATGTCATGAAGCCCTAAGACAACCGGGTTTTTTCCATCTAATGGCTCCGGCGCTGATTCCTCCGGTTCTTCGTGTCCCTCGTACTCTGATTTTCTTACAACAACCAAGTTACCCCCTTCTATGTATTGAACCAAAGGGTCTTCTAATCTGTGGTATCCATACAGCTTTTCATGCGCAGGAACATTTGTGTCTAAAAATCCAGATCTTTTAGCTGTTTCGACAATAATGCCTTTGGACAAAGCGATAGCGCACCAAAACTCACAGCAAGCTCTACCAGCTTCCGCGAAGTTTACATTCTGTTTGTAGCTAAAATCTATACCAAACAGGTGTATCTTTTTTACCTTGTTGGCGATAGCGTAAGCGATTGAATAAGCTACTGTGTTATTGAAATACGCATAACCAAGCTCTCGAATAACTTCTGCTAAAGGATACTCAATAATTTCTGGCACACGCTTATCTAGGCAGCATGAGTATATGGGACCTTTGTTGGGGGTTTCTAACAGAAATTCTCTTGCAACACCGGTCTGAGTTCCTGCTTTTACATCATCTAAAAAACGGCCTGCCGGATCCATCATAAAAGTTCTGTCTACATGAATGATCGCCCCAATGCTGTTTATGCCCCAGACCTCATCAAATTTTTTAGAGTTTATTCTAGCAATTACATAGTCGGCGTAAGATCCACCGAGGCCAATAATCGCTACCTCTTTCCCCTCAAGAGCTTTATCCATGACTGCCTCCTAAAAAATAACTTTTTACTCTGTCAACAAAAGAGGTGGATTTATAGCGCATCGTTATAAGGTCTGGAAGTGCAACAGACCTTTTGGCTTGGCTCGTTTTTGCAAGTTCCTGTTTATGACTTATTTTTGCACTAGGTATGTCGACAAGAAAAAGGTGAGCTAGTGGATCTCCTGCTCGAATAATTATTTCTTCCCCTTTGGCTGGAGCCCTGATTGCTGTGTTTATGTTGAGTGAGACATCAAGGCTGGGGGACAAATTTATAAGGCCATGAAAAGCTCTTATATCTTTGTAGTTTTTATGCCACCAGCAAGGCAGAATAAGTAAGGAGATGTTTCTGTTAACACGGGACATAAAAGGATTTTCAAACTTAACAGAGCCTTTTACAAAACCGTCTTCAAAAGGGTACGCACTCCCAAACTGCTTCTCTCCGTGAGGCAGTATGTGTTTTCCCAACTCAACGTTCATATAGCTATTAATCGAGGCTTTCCCATTAACATTCGTAACAACTACGTCGGCGGGATTTTTCACCACAAAACCGTGGTTAAGTATATTAATAAAAGACGGACACTGCTTTATTGTATGATCGCCCTTTACCTTACTAAACCAATCTGGTCTTTCCTTTTTCATTTCAGTAGGTAAAAACTCTTCTACCCACGGCACTTCATCGATATCTTGTGACATCGTTTTTTTGGATGAAAGATACACATCCATACACACTTTTTTCATATTGCCCCTTCTCCTTTTACTTACGGCTGTGGTGGTCTTATAACAAGCCCCTGTCTGTACGCATCGTTATTTTCCATAGTGATCGCATATTTTGCAAGCCCCTGCAAAGACTCTTGAAGACGAGTGTTATACAATTGAAGCATATCAGGCTCTCCCTTCATAAATGTATATGCCTCCAGCAAAGAGCCGTACAGAAGGGTGTTAGGCGCGTTATCACCAAGCCAAGTCGTTCCAGTTGCTGCTGCTGTTATTGACTGTGGGCGATAGAAGTAATGCAATTCTACAGCATAGTTAGAATTAGGAGTGGGCCCTAAAATAAAGTTTCCAATATCAAATTCAGCGTAGAATCTAGGCTCACCCGTGACCGTTGGATCAGGGTTAAAGTCTTGAACAAAGTTCACGTCTTTCTGCAAAAGAAAAACCTGTTCTCCTGACGCGTTTGTAAACGACAAGGAAAACGAGGACAAGTAGTCTGAGGGTATTTGTAGATACTTATTGTTCGCGGTCATTACGCCAGAGGCGTTAGAGCGAAAATACTCTAAGTCGATTTGTTTTAAAATACGTTCTTCTGCTGCTTGAATAAAATTATCTATATTCGCCACGAAAGTTGCTTCATCGTTTTGAGTATAGTCTTGTATCGCTTGCGTCAGTGTTGTGTATGTAAAGGCCATTTATACCCCCAACGTTACTGGCCCTGCTGTAGACACACTACCGCCGCCACGTTGATTTCCTGTGGTAGCTGTGCCAGCTACAGTTATTGTATATGTATTAACATCTATTACAGTTATTGTATACCCTGTGGAAAGCTCCAGCATAGCTTGAGTTATCCCGTCAAAGCCGACAGTATCTCGAAACCTTACAACATCTCCCGTGGTTCTGCCATGATCCATTTCTATAACTGTTATAACAGAAGAGCCCTGTGCTCCTGTGGAAAAAGGATTTATAGATAATAAGTTTTCGACAGGTACTTCTGTACGCTGATCTGGGCGCGGCTTATACAAAGCTTGAGGATCTGGGCCGGGCTTTATTGGTTCAAGCTGAGGATGCTTTGCTTCATACTCATCAGGTCCCACCTTTGCACCAGTCCACTCAGTCATCATTTCGGACAATCGATATCGGAACCCGGAACGATCCGAGTACCCCCATGCCTTCTTTCCGGAAGCGTATCTAGCCATTAAACAACTCTAAGGTAAGAAATACTGGGCTGTAGTTTTAATGGAACTCTGTCTGAATCCTCATCTGCCGCCCGTTTGAATTCTTCTTCATACACAGCTTTTAACAATTGAACCCTATCCGGCGCCCTTTTCATAGCGATGTAGTAGGCTAAACCTGCCACAATGCACGGGAGAAAACGAAAGGGAGCATCAGTTGTGTTTATCATTGTGTCAGCGTCATCCATGCGCTGCACATAGTAATACACAAGAGTGTCAGTAGAGTTGTCCGGAGTTGCCCATAAAGTAATCTCAGGGCTAATTTGACGGTTAAAATAATACTGACTTGGTCTGCCTTCCGTGGCTTTATTGGGCAGGGTAAGATAGTCACCACGAGACATTCTATCTAGCTCATAATCTATGCCATTTCTACGAACTACTACCTCTAGTAAATCAGCATAATCCGCAGTAAAGGTATATGTAGCTGTACCCTGCGTTAAAGCTTGTGTGCCTTGCTTTACTGTCCAAAGATTTAACCCTCGGTTTGCCCAGTCAGCAAACATCAGATTTAAAGAACGACGCGCTGTTTTAGAGTCATAGCCTGTGCGAACCTCTAGTCCGCAACGCTCATATGCCTCTTCGATAATGTCCGCTACATCTAAATCAAAGTCTCTTGAACCCGAGGTTGCCATTTATTTAGCCTTTCTTATTTAAAGCTTTGACTCGTCTTGGTTTTCCTGCCGGCTGACCAAGGCGTTTCTTCTGCGATATTCTACTACGTTTTTCAGCGGCTGTCATTTCTTTGGATGTTTTAGGGGTCTTAGAAGATACGCGCTTGGAGGGGCGGCAATATGGAGTACCCCGTTTTTCTCCTTCGCTACGCCCACATGCTTTCCCCGTGCGTACATCTTTCCAATCTTCTTTGAACCATCTTTTAAGAGCCAAGCCTTTTTTTGTTCGTCG